GCTTTAAGGACGACCCGTTGGACTGATCTTATCAATCTCAACTCCCAATGGGTTTCGGTTCCGCTCTACCAGAGAGCCGTTCCGATAAACCAGCCCTCTGCGCAGCAGCAGGGCCCATCAGGCGGGGCCTCTTAATGCACTTCGCGTCATCCAGCTGGAGTTTAGACTCCTGGGTGAGCTTCCCGATTTAACGGGCGCGACGTGTTCATCTTTAAGAGGGAATTGGGACCGAACGGTCCCGATTGTGTCAAGTATGCCTTCATCCTCGGGTGGAGGTAAGACAAGGCGTAGAGTACGTGCTTCGAAGTTGTCTTCGGCTCTTAAGAGCTGCAAGCGCATCTTTGATGCTCCGTGCAATACGTGCGATCACGATCGGGGCCAGACGGCCAAGGAAGAGTGGGCTGACCGGATGGGTCGGGACGTCAAGCCTGTTGATTGTAAGTGGTCGTACGACCCCTATTGGCTGCTTAGACGTCACGTTCGGTCTCTCGCTCACGGTTGGGGAGAGCGTTTGGAAAATGCTCGAAAAGAGTGTGTGGAGGGTGGTGTAAGGAGAAGTGAGAGTGGTGTTTACGTTCCTGACCAGCAGGGGTGTTTTGAAATGACTCAGGGCGAGGGAGGTACGCTTTCGGCGGATCCCTCGAAGTGCTCCCAGGACGACTCGCTCGTCAGGCTGGGAGTAGCCAAGACTAAGGGAAAGCTTCGTGTTGTCACGATGCAATCCGCCCGTGTCAAACGGGTCCTGACTCCTGTTCATAATGCCCTTTACGACCATCTATCCGCCTTCGGATGGTTGGTCCGTGGGAACGTAAAGAAAGAGGACTTCTTGAAGGTCATCAACGATCGTCGTGAAGGAGAAGCTATCATAAGCGGAGATTACGAATCCGCTACTGATCGCATCTACCTTGAGGCGGTCGACGCCGTGATTGATGAACTTTCGAAGGATACAAGAATGACGGAGAATGAAAGGACGGTGTTAAGAGGATCTTTTCGTAACCTTAGGTGGTTAAATCCTCACACCGGGGTGATTCGCCCTATAAAGAGAGGCAGCATGATGGGAAATCTCGTAAGTTTCCCCTTGCTTTGTCTCTTGAACAAGGCATGTTTCGACATCGCCAGCGATATCTCCGGAGGTTGCGGGGCGTTTTGGGTGGGCGGGTTTATCGGCGACGACTGCGTCTTCGCAGGTGTTCAGAAGTTCTTTTC